TTAGTCCTTCCCCAACACGCCATAATCTCTTGGGCGACATAATCCACAGAAGTGCCTGGAGGATACTCGTGTATCCATTGCCGTGCAACTCTCATTGCAATTCGCTTATCATTTGAGTAAGAAGATTTATCAAAACGATACATTGCTTTTAATCGCTTGATGGTGTTCATCATAGTTCTTTTCATTGTAGTAGTAGTTGTTGGGATATTGGAGTTAAAAAGTGGTAGTTTTTAAGGAACTACCAAACCTATACCGTCCTGCACGAACGAATTCATATCAAAGTATGATATATCAGTTTTAGTCTTTTTCGAATAATCTCCACAGCAATGCTGCAGCAATTAATCCAACTAAACCTGCGCTTCCGAGTTGACCAATCAAACCAATGACTGTGCCGACTACGTCACCACCCAAGAAAGGTACTGTACCACCAAAGATAATCTGTAGTACGATTGCCAATGCAATCAGTGAAATACCTGCTTCTGTAGCGCCTCTGACGCCGTTTAAGATTTTATCTAACATATTTACTCCTATGTTATATATTAAAAGTAGTTTTACATCTACCCAGATGTGTGCAAATTATATTTGCACAGAATGACCCACAAAGGGTCAAATTTCCCTCATATTACTTATACAAGTCTTCGTTTATTTTGTCGTTAGAATTGCTAAAAAAGATCCAACTAAAGTTGAGTAAAATCAACGTGATAAAGAAACCTAGTACAATGTTTTCAAAAGTTTCCATAATATTCCTCACAATTTTTCATAATATACCTATATTATACTACAATGTAGTATAAAAGTCAACAGTTAATTTAGGTTCCTGGAAATTCACCAGGTGGGTATGAGAACATGTTCCAGTCGCGTGGTTCTGGTTGGTGTTGATCCGCTTTCACCATCCTATATATCTTAGCCATATAGTCTTCCTGAGATATGTCTTCAGGTATCCTACCGTCTTCTATCAACATATCCATCCATTCAAAGTAAAAAGCTCTCTCCTCATAAGTGAGTTCGTGGAAGCTTTTTGTGTGTCCACTTTCTATTGGTTTTGCCATTGTCAGTCCTTATATTTTACAGCTGTCGCAATCTTCTTCTTCTCCTGCTTGGTCATTCGTATTGAAGTAATACAATTGTTTACCTCCATACTTGTAAAACATAATAAGGTCTTTCAACATCAACGACATTGGAATCTTATTATCTTCATAATGTGCAGGATTATAACTTGTGTTAACAGATATTCCTTGGTCAATGTACTTCTGAAGTACTCCCACAATCTTTAAGTAACCTTCAGGACTTTGTTGGTCCCAAAGCAAGTCATACTTATTCTTTAAGTTATGGAACCCAGGTACTACTTGAGCCAGCACACCATCTTTCGATTGCTTATATGATACGAGAGCTCTAGGTGGTTCAATACCGTTAGTTGAGTTGCTAATTTGAGCAGATGTTTCAGCAGGCATTAAAGCCATCAATGTAGAGTTTCTAATTCCAGTCTTGTTCAATTGATTCCTTAGACTCTTCCAAGGCATGCGTTCTTTATGCTTAACTAGTTCATCAACCTCTTTCTTATATGTATCAATTGGAAGAGTTCCGTGGCCATATTTAGTCTCGAGGTTCTTTGGACATGCTCCCTTCTCTTCTGCTAGATCAGCAGATGCTTTAATCAAATAATAACTCCACGCTTCTGCATATTCATCAACTGTAGTTAACGCATCATCATCATACTTTAATCCCCTCTTAGCGAGGAAGTAAGCAAGGTTAATGATACCAACACCTAAAGGTCTACGATTATATGTAGATGCTTCAGCAGCCTTCACTGGATATCCTTGATAATCAAGAAGAGCATCTAATGAACGAACCGCCAGGTCGCAATAGGTTTCAAACTCTTTTGGATCATTAATCAATCCCCAGTTAATAGCTGATAGTGTACACAATGAAATCTCTCCTTCTGTATCATCATATGATGACAGTCCACTAGAAGGAAGATTAATCTCACAACAAAGATTACTCTGGTGAATAGGTGCTTGCTTCTCTAAGAATGCACCATGAGTATTAGCATGGTCAACATTTTGCAAATAGATTCTACCGGTCTCCTTTCTCTCTGTAAGGAATTGAGAGAATACTTCTAAAGCAGGAAGAGTCTTTTTACGGATAGACCTTTTCTTCTCATACTTAACATATAGCTTCTCAAACTTTTCTTGGTCTTCAAAGAATGCATCGTATAACCCAGGAACATCATGTGGTGAGAAGAATGTGATATCTCCCCCAGATAGTAATCGCTCATACATCAGTTTGTTAAATTGGAATGCATAATCCATATTCCTAACACGATTTTCTTCAGTACCTTTATTATTCTTTAATACTACAAGGTCTTCAAACTCATAATGCCATACTGGTAAATACACAGTAGCAGCCCCACCACGAACACCACCTTGACTGCAACTCTTAACAGCGCTTTGGAAGTATTTGAGAAATGGAATAAGTCCAGTATGAACGACAGAACCATCACCAATATGAGAACCCACAGCCCTAATTTTACCAGCATTGATACCCAATCCAGCTTTCTTAGAAATATACGATACAATCGATGACGCAGTAGCATTAATAGAATTTAATGAGTCTCCAGATTCTAATACAACACATGATGAAAACTGACGTGTAGGAGTTCTCACTCCTGCCATAATCGGTGTAGGTAGTGAGATATAAAATTGGCTTACAGCATTGTAGAATGATTTCACATATGACATTCTAGTATCCTTAGGATACTCAGCAAACAATGTCATAGCAATCATAATATAAAGTACTTGAGGTGTTTCGTATATTTCCCCAGTCGCTCTATTCTGCACAAGATACTTCGACCTAAACTGTTCCATACCAGCATTAGTAAACAAGTCGTCCCTATCGTGTTTGACTATCACATCATTAATATGGTCGAGCTCTTGTTCCGTATACTTCGTAAGTATCTCTGAATCATATACACCAGACCAAATATTCTTTTGAATAATTTCCTTAATGTGTAGCGGCTCGTACTGGCCGTAAACATATTTACGTAGCTTATAGTTAATCAAACGAGCAGTCACGTATTGATAGTTTGGTGTGTGTTCTGTGATTAACTCTGCAGAGCTCTTTATTAGAAGGTCGTGAATACTAGAAGTATCCATTTCATCATACAGTTGGACGTTTGCCCTCATTTCGATTTCAGATACAGAGACACCTGTTATGTCTGCACATCCCCATTCTAAAATCTTATGAATTTTGGTAAGAGAAAATCGTTCTTTATTACCATTGCGTTTTGTAACTTGTAAAGTCATTGCCATTCAAATTCTCCATTATAAATTCTGGTTAAGTATAGTTACTATTATACAAGATCTTACCCAATATGTCAACGGATATTTGATGCTGTTATTAAAATATTTTCTTCAGTTTTGTAGAGCTCTACGCCAATAAAAGTGGAATGATGACCTATAACATTTACTACATAGCCCTTAGGAAAATCTAGCGATATTTCCTCGGAAAGTATATATTGTCCAGGCAGAACTGCCGCTTCAGAAAGATCTCCTGTAGAATCGACGCTTAGTTCCTCTAAGGCATCAATTATAGTAGATTCTGCCATGCCCGTTTCTTCTCTTAATAGGAATAGTGCAGCTGCGTATGAAGAAACTCGAGATTTACCGAATGGGACCTTCTCTAAAATGCGTTTGATGTTGAATACTAGTCTATGGAATGTTGTAAATGCATCACGTTGTTCAGACGTAGTTAAATCCTTATATCTAATAAGATTCTTACCATCATCATCAATGATGCCAAGTTTGTAGGCTTCTTGGTCCTTCCACTTAGTCACCATTATTTTTAAAAACCTATACGAGTAGTATAGATCTGCAGCTCTCGTAATCGCCATTTATAATTTCCTTAATGTACTTACTATATCAGCATCCAATGGAACCCTAATATACATATCTTCCGGAAGGTAATTTAAGTATACCAAGAAGGTTTTTAATACACTCCTTTGCTCCGATTTTAGATTAAACATCATCATCTTGGCAGCTTCTGCTGGGCCAAATACATTACCTAATATAATAATGTGATTCAGTATTAATCTTTCCCTTAGATCATCATCTCTATAATATCGATTGATGAGTCTACTTACATATTTAAACCTGGCTAGGTCACCCTTGAAGTCATCAGTGGTGCACCAGTTGCCATTTACATAATGTTTCGAAGCATATAGCTCAAAACTTTCTTTTGATAATTTCATAGTCATACATTATATAGGTGAAGTTTATTTCTTTCTTTTCAGAAAGTCTTTTAACTGTCCAAGAAGGCTCTTCTTAGTTCGTCGTCTATCTAGTTCTATGCCAATGGTTCGTCCATACTCTTCCAAATCTTCTTTAGAAGACCTGTTTGAATACTTATACTTCTCATCCATCTCTTCATCACCAATTATCTTTTGATATGTGTCAGGTTTGACTACTCCTAGTTTTACATCTCCTAACCGTACCTCTTCCAACCCTTTGTTGAACTCATCAACCTCTTCCTGGGTAAAATTGCCTCTCACTAGAAGAACTCCATTGTATTGATACAATCCA